TTTTCACCAACATTGTATGAATTCACCATCATGTACACTACTCTGTAGAGTAATTGGCATGCCCGGGACGCTTAGTTTACTAAGGCGATGGGATAGAGGTGTCGGTAGGTACAAGTTGGGCTTTTGCCGTCCCCGTCTGTAATTAGTTTAGTGTGGTGTTGTATCTCACACCACAGGAGTACTAGGGCGAGGGGAATCCTTGGGAGGGCTGTTTAGCCTAACAAAGCAGAAGTGCCCGAGGAAATCAACTTGTGAAGAGCAATAGATTTCTGCTTAGAGACACCGTCCAGGCATCCTCATGACTCTGAGGCCCTGTGTGACGTTAAATTTTGAGTTGCCACAAAAACCCAAAAATCGAATCCTGGAGGTAAACCAGCACAACAGAAAAGAAAAAACCCCGTGAAGAAACCACGTAACAATAACACACAGATGACGAGGACTGGCCCTATCGGAAGGCCGATCTTCGCCCCAACGGCAAGAACTAAGGTAGTGACCACTGCGCGTGCTAATGTTAAGAGCATGCCCAATGGGGACATTCATGTCCGGCACAGAGAGTATCTATTTGACATAGACAACGCTGTGGCCACATTTAACCTGACTACTACCCCGATAAATCCTGGTATAGCTGCATCATTTCCATGGTTATCTAAGATAGCCAGAAATTATGAGAGTTATAGATTTAATCGACTTGTATTCTGCTATGAGACCGAATCACCTTCCACCACAGCTGGAACCGTGATGTTGGCCGTAGATTATGATTCAAGTGATATTGCCCCTGCTTCTAAACAGCAGTTGATGGCATATCGGAATTCAGTACGTAGTGCGCCTTGGAATCCGTGCGACCACAGGAGTGCGTCCGAGGATCTAAACAAACGGAAGTCTTACTTTGTTAGGTCTGCAGCAATCCCCAACAACACTGATCAAAAGTTGTATGATGTAGGAAATCTATTCGTAGCAACTCAGGGTGTTGGGGTTTTAACAGTCGGTGAGATATATGTCGAGTATGATATCTTATTGATGACACCGGAGTATACCGCCAATGATATTGTTGGGGGGTCTACTGTTGGAGGTGGGACTATGACCGCAGCTAATCCGCTTGGTTCAGTTCCCGTACCTGATTCAGCTAATGCTGGATTCACAACTAGTACAAATTCAAATATAACGTTCACTCAGTTAGGGGATTATGTACTAACGTATTCGTTTGTTGGTACAAACATTACGGCAGCTCCTGCGACCCAGCCTTTGGGTGCGGGAGTGACCCTCCTCAATGCCACTGCGGGTGTCATTGATGCTGGGGCCTTAAATGCAATTGTGAGATCAGAGGTACGTGTGACGTCTTTAATAGCAGCTACTATTGACATCACCCTCACTGCCACCACCATCACAGCTTCAAGAGTTGATGTTGCGTCGGTACCGCAAAATTCGCTTGCTTAAGCAACTCCTAGGCCAGCGCCTGTATCGGCGCTTTAAAAATGGAACGGACCAGTACTTGGTCGGGTTATTCATTTTCCATAAAATGGGGTACTGCGCCTGCAATCGGCGCCATAAAAATGGAACGAGCCAGAACTTGGCTGTGCAGATGTTCTACTGCAATAACAAATTGCCGCCATTAACCTGGGCGGGTTAGAAATGTATGGTATTAGATTCCATACCGACGACGGTCTGTGTGGCCAACATAGCTAAGGGCCATAAGCTATGTTGGGAGTGCTTGAACCGGCACCATAAAGATAGGGGACCGCTTGGAACGGCGGGTTACAAATTTGACCATATCACAAGAGTCCATGTCGTGATATCCACTGCCCATGGGGCTGAATCCTAGTGTTTTAGTTTGCACGAAGGGGAGAATGACCGTCTAACTCGAGAGTACGGTTTTGGGTGACTGACCCTGGCCCTTTGTGCCAGGGTCTTTCACCCAACTGCCACCGCCATAAATCGGCGGTATAGAAATTGAATGTTTCTTTCCAGTAATTTGGTTAGTATACCTGTGACTACTTAGTGGCGTAAGCCTAGTGAAATCAACAATAAGTGGCTACTAGCCCGTTTGTGGGAGGCTAACTCCCTCCCTCAAATGTAACGCTTGTTTCTAAGTCTCCTATAAGTACGCCCGATATCCCGACCCCACAACCACGAGTGGGCAAGGTGAATGCTAGTGGAAAAACTAAATCAGAGGAAGACAGGACTAGTAGGGACCGAGATGATAATCCATCCGGCCGCCGAAAGCCTGTTACTAAACCTCGACCAGCACCGACCCCAGGAACTTGCCCGTGTGGCAAGCCATCACCATGGGCCGGGGCCCAATGTAGCAAGTGCTACCAAAGCGCAAAGGTTGGGAAACCTACTGCAAAACCCACTTCATCCAGCAATGATGAAGATAAATCCAAGGTAAAATATTGCTCTGGGTGTGAAAAGGAATCGCACCCTGGCTTTAATTGCTTGGGTAACCCATCTAGAGCAGCAAAATTAGCTGCCGACAACGCCACGAAGACACGTGGTAAAAAGAACTCAGATTTGATATCTGAATCGTTGTCAGATGAGGAGGATAAGGTGGCTGGCGTAAAAGATGCCGCAATCGAGAAAGAAAAAGAAGTGCAGGATGCGCTTGAGGACCTAGTAGTATCTCCCGTAGTCCAGTTCGTTGCACCTGTTTCTAGACCGAAGCCACCTATGGACATGAAGGCACCTGACCTTCCTGACGACATTTTTGTGTTACGAAGAGATGTTGGATTGGGTGTGTGGTTTGCTATTTATTTAGCAATCTTCTTGTCCCTCATTTGCTGTTTGTCATATACAGCTTTTGGAGTATTCCGGATATGGCCTGTGTTTCTATTTCTGTATTTTTATCTCGTATTGCTGCTTCCTAGCGGCACTATTGAAGTTAGAGCAGAAACAGCATTTGTAAGAGATGAGTTTGAAGACCGTCCTATATGTGATAGAAGTAGAGACATTGTTTTAGGTAAAGTTTATTCGTTGGAATATTATTGTGTTATGGAGAGTTCTTCCTGGTTTATAAGTGTGTTTGGCATTAGGCCTCGCATATCATGGACCATAATACAGTTTTTGTATCCAAGTCTATATTCATACTGTAGAAACCAAAATATACTGGGGAGTTGGCATCGGACAACACGACCAGATAAAGTTTCTTCCTCTCTGTTGTGTGAAGTGATCTCGAGAAAGACTGCTTGTACAAATACTCCGCAGATTGAGATGTTAATCAAGAATATAGATTATTTAGCTTCGAATAATTCAGAGTTGATTTGTGATGGTCAAAGTGTACCAAGTTCCGTCGCAAAGATAGTTCGCCTACAGTTGTCAACATGTTTAGATAGACCTTTTTGTCACCAGCCTCCTCAGGTTGGTGCTTTCAGACAGGATATAGAATCTACGACGTTGGAATTAAGACAACATATAGCCCCATCAAAAACAGTTTTAAAATCACTCAGGTATATCATAAGAGTGATGCTGGCAGGGCTAATGTTGCTAGGAGCACTGGTTATATGTGTTCTTCTCATGTCCTTCCTCGCCCCGACCCTAAAGATTTCGTTAATGTCATTTCTGGGAGCACCAAACGTTTCGCTTTTCAACCACCTCTTGCACTTAGAGGTGTGCGAAGGCGGCTGCGTCGCTTCAGTCTACTCTTACTTCGAAAACTTGCTGACAAAAACCTTCTCAGACCCCTCGACCCCACAACAAACCTCGACCTCGAGTCATGGTTATCCAAAACTAATTATGGAATTAATCGAAAAAATCAAATACGCACTGCCTTTTTTGGAAAACAGACTAGTTCTGTCGATCATGCAGTGGATGACGTTGTTCCTAGCCATAATGAAGTTTCTGAACCTTGGGATGTTGATGATGAGGTCGCTCCTGTTCCTCTGGGCGCTTTTGAGCCCTTACTTGACCAGATTTGCGACAATGATATTCGATATCTGCGCAATCTTGGGGGTAATTATCATCCTGGGGATGATGAAGACGACGGACAGTTTGTAAAAGGAGAAGGTATGGGTGCAGTACCCAAAATGCACCGCAATAGAACAAAGAGATTCCTAAGTCGAACCCGTGTGGCAGCACATGTCAAGGATGAGACATATGACGAATTTAAACCCGTGCGCATGATTAATGCACGCGAAGACTGGGCCAAGGCAGCTTTGGGTCCAGTATTTAATTCAATTGAGCATGCAGTATGCAAATTACCTTGGTTTATAAAGTATATCCCGGTTAAAGATAGGCCCGTGGCCATCTTCCGAAAGATTTACGTCGAAGGGGCCAAGTATGTGTGTACTGATTATAGTTCTTTTGAAGCCCACTTTTCTCCGGCCATGATGTGGGCTATAGAGGAACCACTCTATAGGTTCATGGTCTCTCAAATTCCTGAAGACATACAACGGAAATTCCTGGCATTATGGGGAGTTTCAGTATGTGGCTTAAACACTGTTGAAGTCAAAGGTCTCTTTGTTGCCCAGTTAGAGGGTACGAGAATGAGTGGTGAAATGAACACCTCGTTAGGTAATG